GGTATTACAAATGTACCTGATACAGAACCATTATTATCTGTATCTAAATTTGCACCAGATGATGGAGTTACATATGAAGCAATACTTACATCATCAAAGAAAGCATAAACTCTTGTATTAGGTTTCATTCTAGTAGCAGTAAAATTAATTGTTCTACTTCTTATAAATGGAACAAATGCAACATTAACTATTCTATCTCCAATAGAGTTTCTAACTGTTTGAGGAACTAATCTTTGTCTAACACCTGTTCTTGTTTGATTGACTGATTGTTGAGTAGTTATTTCTGTATTTGTAAATACTCGTCTACCACTTCGTCTAGCACCACCTACATCTCTACTTGAAACGTCTGCAGGAGAACCTGACCACATATCTTGCCATTCGTTCCATACTGATCCTATTTCTATACCTTGATTTTGTTGGTCAATAGGCAAACCTGAAACCATACTATCAAACGCACCTGTATTATTAATAACTAATTCTGGTGCTCTGTTAGTTTCTTTCCATTCGTCTGATGGAGGTGTTAATGCAACACTACCTGACCAATTGAATACATCAAAAGGGTTTACGTTTACAGTTTTACTTGCAAAAGGTTGATCTATTAAAGTTGTTTCTGTATATGGTAATGTTAAACAATCTCCAGTCTTTTGATAATTTGCTGATGTTCTATCTGCAGCCAATATAGAAGTACCATCTTCGTCTGCCTCAATTAACTTAACAGCATCCTCACTAAAAGTTGGTCTTAATTCACCTTTTGCCATATCCATAGCAGCTTTGTAATCTCTATTTTTAGGATCACCTACATTGTGACCTGTAAAATTATCTACGATAAATCCGTTTTTAAATCTATCAAAACCTTCACTATCTTGTATTTGTAAATTTTGTGCTGCTGTTTCTAGTAAAGACAATTGAGTATAGTATTCTACATTTTCAATTCTACTTTCTAGTTTACCAATATCTCTCATTGTATATCTTCTATTATCAACAATATTAATTTTTATATCATCTGTTGATAAAGTGTAAGCAGGAATATCTAAAGTGTATAGGTGCATTGCGCCATCTAAAGATTTAGGAACTTGTGGGTCTAAAGAACTTGCACCTTTTAATACTTTAAATGCACCTTCTTTGTCTAAAAATATTTTGTCTATTCTAGGTAAGTAATATTCAAAGTCAGCAGTTATGTCTGTTCCAAATTTAATAACATCTATTATAGAAGCATTTTGAGATGTATCAAAATCTCTATCAAATTCGCCTGCGTTTATAGTTGAGTTATCTGCAACTCTAGGTCTAAAATCTAAACAATCTCTTAATTCTAAAGTCTGACCTGTTGTGTCTGAAGTATAACTTAAAATATTTGCATAATCAACAACTCCTGAATAAGAGTCAACATCAAAATAATCTCCAGAACCGTGAGTAAAGAAATCAAACATAATTCTTAAAGAACCTGTTGGTTCTAACTCGCCTGTTTTTAATTTAATTCTACCTAAATCGTAATAGTTATCTCTTTGACCGTTGTCTAAATCGTATCTATCTGTAATATCAATTTCTCCTGAGGTACTATATGCACCAAATGAAGTTGCCATTTTAACACTTGTTAATTGAAGAATGTCTGCCTTACTTAAATTTATTCCACCTTGTTTTACACAATCTGCTAAAGAAGTTACATCTATTGTAGAACCTGAAACTAAAGTTTTTGATTTAGAACCAGCAGTTGATCTATTTACAGTTGCAATAATTTTAATTTTTGCATTAGCATAATTAGAACCAAAATCAAATACACTTGTACCTGTACCTGATGGTTGAGTAAATATAGGATTACCCTCGTGGTTATTTCCTATTGTAGTTAATATATCTCCTGTAGCACCAGCAGTTGCACTACCAACGTCATCTATTGAAATTACATAATCAGAATCATTAGCACTTGAAGGAAAATTTTCATTTGTTCCTGCAGTAATCTGACCTGAACCACCTGATAGTGTTACAATAAATTGTCTTCTAACAGCAAAACTTGTATCAGTAATATTTGAATTACTAGCAGTTTTTAATGTTTTAATATTATCGTATGGTAACTTAAATATAGAAATATTTTTATTTGAATCTTGTAGTTTTGCTCTTCTTCTTGTTGCAACTGTTTTAGTAGATTGGGCAGCAACAACAGAACCTAAAGTTAAACTATTGTCTGAAATAATTGCCTCTATTCTTTTTGTTTCTGTATTACCACTATCATTAGTAAATGAAATTGAATCACCTACTTTTAATTCTATTGTAAATTTAGTATTAACACCTGTTACAGCAGCACTACCATTTGCAATATCTAAAAATCCTGATACTACGGCATTTTCTCCGTTAGTATCTAAAGATGTATCAGCAGAATAAGTTGCCGTTCCTGGTCCATAAACTTGTTTAACAGCAGAAAAGTCCCAACTTCTTACGCCTTTGAAACCTACTGAATCTGATTGAATAGTTGCGTCTTTAGATGAAACAGAACCTCTAATAACTTCATCAGGTCTAAATTCTCCGTTAACACTTGAAACTATTACAACTCCGTGTGTAGCATTACCTGAAGATGTATATTGATTTATATTTGTAGGAGTTATACCATCTGCTCTGTATAATTCAAAATCATTTGTATTTGGATTTCTTACCGTAAATACATCACTAGTTGTTATTGAAACCGTTTGATCTTGTGCTGATATGGCACTAAATCTTATTTGTTGACCTTCTTTAAATCCGTGGGCAGTTGCACTTGCAACACCTGGACTTGCTATTGAAATAGATGAAACAGCACTAGCTGATACTGTTGAAGCGTCTTCTACTGTAGCAGAAGCACCTGAAGTATCTCCTGTTATTTTTTCACCTTTTGTAAAAGCAATATTACTATTAATGTTCAAGTGTGTGAACATATTAATATCAAATAGATAATGTTTAAAAACTGAAGTTGTTAAAGAAGCACTAGAATAAATGTTTGCAGCTGCAGTACCAGATTTATATTCAAAACCTTTTGTTTTAGCACGACCTATTGTATAGATACTTGCACCTGATCCTGCATTACCTGTACCACGAACAGCAGTTGGTTCATTATATAAATGTAAATTTTTAAATGCGTCTGTTTCTCCTGTTACAGAGCCATAGTCTGGTGTATTGTAAACATTAGTTACATTAACAAAGTTACCTACATCAAATCTTGTAGGGAAAGCATTTTGTGTTTCAAAATCTCTTGCCTTATCTACATCAACATATCTAGTACCGATAGTTTCTATTTCATAACCTCGTACATATGCTTTACCTGGTGCTAAACCAGCAGCAATTTTACTTTCTAATCCACCATTAGCGGCAGTATAAATTCCTCTATTGTTTGCTGATATTAAATGTTCTCTTAAATCTAAATCAAAATCTCTTATAGAATAATCACCTGATTCGTCAAATGTTCTACGAGCAAATGTATCTTCTAATACAGCATATTCAGTTGTTCTAACTTGATTTTGTAAAATACCAGAACTTAATCTTAATAACTCTACAAAGTTTGCGTCATCTGTTGCACCAATAGCTTTTTTAGTTAAAGTTAAATCTATTTTAAATCTATGAGCACCTGGAGCATTTGTGTTTGAAACACCTTGAGCATTATCATTTAAAGTATTATCTTGTGTAGGAGTTACAAAAGATTCTGTAACTAATAATCCTACTCTATAACTAGGTGTATCAGTATATTTGTCAAGTATAATTGTTTGTTCAGCAACATTAACCATAAATCCATTAATGTAATATGATCCTGCCTGTACTTGAGCAGCAGAACCTGTAGCACAAGTATTAACTATAGCAGTTATATTAACTGAGTCACTATTTGTTCCTGTAATTGTTTCTCCGTCAGCAAATTTAAATTCGTTTTTATTTGTTCCACCTGATTTACTATATTTTACAAATAAAGTATCTGGATCTGTTCCGTCTGTTGCACTTTGATTTACAATTGTTGCAACTACTCCTGAAGTAGAACCTGTTAATACGGTACCGTTTGTAAATTGTGCTAAAGTGTTTGTACTATCTATACTTGAAAGTTTTACAGCGTAATAACTTAAATCATAACCAATCTCACCAGGAATAACCATAGCGCCTTTTTCAAAGAAATGGTCACCTAGTTTTTCAACTTGATTTTGTAAGATTGTTTGTGATTGTGTTAACTCTCTTGCCTGAACAGCAAATGCTGGTCTAAAAAGTATTCTATGAAATGATTTACTTTCTGCAAAATCATCATAGTAAGGCGAGAGGTTAAAGTCTGTTGGACTTGACATTTAATTACCCCTAAAATTCTATGACCAGTTTAATGTTTTCCGTTTGGTCTGGTGCTCTTTGTATCGGTGTTCTATTTTCAATATAAAGTACATCACCTGAATCGTGGTCTATTTCAGGAACTGAATATCCTGAAGTAAACGAAACATTGTTAACTGTTCCTGTTGATGAAGTGTCAGGTGTTCCTGTAGGAGAACCGCCACCTTGACCTGTAATAACATTTGCACCTGAGAACGCAGTTAGGTTACCATTTGCGTCCACACCAGCATCGTTGTGTCTTGTTTGAATGTAATATAAAATTTTGTTTGTTGCGTCCCACTCTACAACTTTACCTACAGCACCTGTACTTGCCTGATTAATTTCTTCGTCAGGAGTAAAAGTTCCTGGTGTTGGAGAAGTAGCAATTTTAATTGCCTTTGTTAATCTAGCAGTATTAGCTGTTACAGCAGAAGCAGATTTTGTAGGATCTCTTAATAATGCAATTTTTCTAAAGTCATTTACAGCAGAAAAGTCACCAGAGTTAGCACTTTCTGTTCCTTCTAAACTTGTGTTCATCATAACAAAGAAAGCACCTAATTCTT